AATCTCTTCTTGAACCTCAATTTGTTCTTCAGGTCCTGCTATTTCAACCGATTTTTTTATGTCGGTTAATGCTTTGTCTATTTCTGCCATTTATTTTCTCCAATTTATCTTGTTTATATGCTTTTGATTCATTAATCAAGCCTTGTGGATCAGGGCCACTTACTGGCGGAATTTGATCTCGTTTAACGTGTTTCATGTTTTTAACTAATGTTGGATTTTGTTTATGGTTCTCGTACGTCAATTTATATCCTCGCTCTTTTAGTTCTTTTAATCGTTTTGGTGTCCAATAGTACATTGTATTCCTTTCTGTAAAAAAACAGTATACTACAAAATCCTACAAAAGTCAAATCACCAATAAAACTTCTTTTTTCTTTTAGGTTGGTCTTCTTCTCTATAATCTTCAGGATGATCTATAAATCCACCTTGTCTGAATCTTAGCAGAGCTTGGGTCGTGGAGTCAACTAAATCATCATGGTCACCATAAGGAAACGCTGCACACTCTTCAACAAGTTCCTGCGCAAACTCTTGGTCAAGAGGCGCCCAAATTTGTCCAGCTTCAAAAAGAGGAGACACTGCATTAACTCTTGCAATTTTATCTTGGCCTTTACTGGGTGTAAAATTCATAGCAGGAATTCCCATCTGTCGGAGTTCATACATTAATGGGAGTCCGGATGCTTTTGCTTCAATGATAACTGTTTCAGGATTCCAATATTTATATTGCTCTAATGCAACACGACGTAACTCTGGAAACTCTAAACGTTCTTTGTAAGAATCTAATAAAATTAATTGACGAGGTGAGTCTTCATTTGGACGAAAGACTCCCCATGTTGTAATGGCAGAATAATCTGCGGTTTCTTTTTTTAAGAATGCTGTATCATAACTTTGAATAGTATGTTCAATAACGGGCATATGTTCTGATTCCCAATTTTTCCACCACTCACGTTTAATGAGAGCTCCTTCTTCTGAAGTTGGGTTCTGCATGTATTGCGCGTTCCACTTTGCAACACCCGCTGATGCTTTAACAGATTCAAGGTCCTCGAGCTTCCAATATTCAGGCCAGACTGGATCTCCACTTGGAAGGATTGCAGGAAACTCTACTACTTCCCATTGATCGGCGTTCTCGTTGCTTTGTGCATTTAACAATCTTTGTGTTAAATCTTTTGTACTCCAACGAGTCATAACTAAAACAATACGACCTCCTGGTTGAAGC